AGTTGCTTCTGATTTGACCGATACAGAAGTTGAGAAGTTTGCCTCTCTAGTAGAAGATGTTGACTTTGGGGATGAAGCTGGTTTCCGTGCCAAACTCGACACCCTAAAGGAAAACTATTTTCCAAAAAGTGAAAACCTAGAAGAGACTTTTATTCATAATGAAGATGACTACGGAAGCGCCGCACAGGACATTGATACGAGTGATACAATGAAGACATATTTGTCTGCTATTGGTCGTGTCGAGACTCGTATTAACGGGCGCTAAGTTTAATATTATATAAATAGATGTAATAAAATAAAGGAGAAACAAATGTTTCAAGCAGAACATCTACAAGAAAAGTGGTCGCCAGTCCTAGAACATCCCGATCTTCCAAAGATTGAAGATGCCTATAAGCGGTCAGTTACCACTGTTATTCTAGAAAACCAAGAAAAAGCTCTAAGAGAAGATGCAGCATTCCTTAACGAATCTGTTCCTACAGGTAATATTTCCGGCGTATCAAATTGGGACCCAATTTTGATCTCACTAGTTCGTCGTGCAATGCCAAATCTTATCGCATATGATATTTGTGGTGTTCAGCCAATGACAGGTCCAACAGGACTTATCTTTGCAATGCGGGCCCGTCATCTATCAATGGATGGTGAAGAAGCATTGGTTGATGAGACAACCGGCGCAGCTGCAAACGGCTTCTCTGGTGACTTCTCGAACCAAAATGCCGCTGGTACAATCGGTGGTGGTGATATCCCTGCAAGTCAAAGCAATCCTGCTGCACTAAATGACAGTCCTTCTGCTGGTGCTTACGCAATTGCAACTGGTATGACAACAGCAGAATCTGAAGCATTGGGTGATAGCGGAACAAACGCTTTTGCTGAGATGTCATTCAGTATTGATAAGTCAACTGTCACGGCAGTTTCCCGTGCATTGAAAGCCGAGTATTCAATGGAACTTGCTCAAGACCTCAAGGCAATCCACGGTTTGGATGCTGAGACAGAACTTGCAAACATTCTTTCAACAGAAATTCTTGCAGAAATCAACCGTGAGGTTGTTCGTTCTATCTACAATACTGCTGTTAAAGGTGCATCAGTTAATACAACAACTGCTGGTATCTTCGATTTGGACACCGACTCAAATGGTCGTTGGTCAGTTGAGAAGTTCAAGGGACTTATGTTCCAGATTGAGCGTGATGCCAATGCGATTGGTCAACAGACTCGTCGTGGTAAGGGTAATATGATCATCTGTTCCTCTGATGTTGCTTCTGCACTTCAGATGGCCGGTGTTCTTGATTACACTCCTGCCCTCAACAACAACCTTAATGTTGATGACACATCCACCACATTTGCTGGTGTGATGAATGGTCGTTATAAGGTTTATGTTGATCCATACTCAGCAAATAGTGCTGCAAGTCAGTATTATGTTGTTGGTTATAAGGGTACATCACCTTATGATGCTGGTTTCTTCTACTGCCCATATGTTCCATTACAAATGGTTCGTGCGGTTGGTGAGAGTAACTTCCAGCCCAAAATTGGTTTCAAAACCCGTTATGGTATGGCTGCTAACCCATTTGCCCGTGCTGGTGCCGAAGCCGCTAATACAGCTGCTACAATCGCACTCGCAGCAAATACAAATGCTTACTATCGTCGGGTTAAAGTTACTAACCTTATGTAAGAATAAGAAACTTAACTATAAACTTGGGGAGGGCTTTGGCTCTCCCCTTTTTTTCTTTATAAATAGATATATCATGTCAGAAGGACCACTCGCAAGACAACCAGATAAGTTAGATTATCTTAGCCCAACTCAATTTCGTTTTGGTATTAACCAATTACCGAAGGTTGAGTTTTTTACAACTGCTGCGAATATTCCCGGCATCAATCTGGGTGATGCTGTGTTTGAAACCCCGTTTAAATCTATTCCAGTTATGGGTGATAAACTGACATATGAACAATTAACTATTAGTTTTATAGTTGATGAATTTTTGGAAAACTATAGATCATTACATGAATGGATGACTGCTATAGGATTTCCAAAAGATAGAAAGCAGTTTAGAGATTTTAGATCAAATACATCAAATACACCTAGTGTATCTATATCTATTCCGTCAACCGAAAGGGTTGGAAAAGTTACTTCAGCAAATGCATTATTTTCTGATGCATATCTAATGGTACTTTCAAATAAAAATAATCCTATTCTTCAAGTTGATTTTCAAAACATATATCCCGTATCTCTTAGTGCAATACAATTTAGTCAGGACAGCACAGATGTTCAATATACGACAGCGAGTGCAACATTTTCATATCAAATCTACGAATTTGGAAATTGCTAATACAATAATGGAGAATAAATGGATAAGTTAAGTGAACTACAGGCGGAAGCCAAAGAAGACCTTATTATTTTAGATGATGAAGACCTACACCAACAATCTTATAAAAATCAAATCATTAAACCAAAATGGCTGGACTATAAGTCCAAATATAAACTTATGATGTTTCAGTGCAAAGCTGAACATAAAAGGTTGTATCGCCAAAAATGGGAATATTATGGCGGTAAATCTGATGCAAAAGTTTATGCTGCAAAACCCTTTGACCTCAAGGTTCTGAAAACTGATCTTGGCGTTTATATAAATTCTGATGAAGACGTTATAGAGGTTGAGAAAAAAATTATATACTATGAAATAGTAATAGAGTTTATAGATGGTGTTATTAAGTCTATAGATAGTAGAGGATGGGATATTCGTAATGCCCAAGATTGGAAGAAGTTTATTGCCGGGGGTTTTTGATGAGAAAGTGGATTGGTTATTATGATGATGTTATTTCTGGTAGTCAAATAGAAGGTATTTATAATTATCCTTGGGACTGGAATCCATCAACATATTCAAATGATAAAGGAAATAGTCTCAATAGTGAAGAACGAGTTAGAATGGATGAGGTTTGGGCCAGAGAAGAAAACAGACCTTATCCAGTTTTGAAAGATGCCGTATTAAAATCTATGAGATTTTATGGAGAAGAACATGAAAACTTTTCTTGCATCCATCATACTGACTTTCGTATTAACAAGTATGGTGTTAATGGTTTTATGTCCTCACATATTGACAACATACATCATTCTCATGGTCAAAAATATGGATACCCCCAAGTCTCAGTTCTCTTGTTTTTAAATGATGATTATGAGGGGGGAGAAATTATTATTGCAGAAAATAAATACAAACCCAAAGCCGGTTCTGCAATAATTTTCCCTTCAAACTTTATGTTTCCACATGAAGTAACAACGGTAACAAAGGGTGAAAGGTGGAGTGTAATATCATGGTTGATGTAAAAAATTATATTGGTTATTATGAAAATATTATTGATAGTGCAATGTGTAAAGAAATCATTGAAAGTAATTGGGATTGGCGTGCAAGAACAGATCAGCCACCAGACGCAAATGCATCAGCTTTTATTGGCGGTAATGCTAGTGAAACTAGAGCGGACTTCGATGAAGATTGGCTTGATGTTCATCATGAATATCATAACTTATATCAAGCTTTAAAAGAATCACGTTCCAAGGTAGCTGATCTTTATAAAAAAGAACATGAAACATTTAATGTTACACATCATACTGATTTTCGTATTGGTAGATATGATACTGGTGGTTATGTGATTGAGCATTGTGATCTTCGTTATAAACCACATAAGGATTCAAATAACTCTCCTGAGAATTCATCGTGGGAACGGATAGCTGCATCTGAAAAATGGGGTTATCCACAAGTTTCAATTTTTATGTTTCCTAATGATGATTATGAAGGAGGAGAACTTATTGTTGCTGGTAATGAAATTCATTATACAGCTGGTTCTGCAATAATTTTCCCTTCTACCTTCATGTTTCCTCATGAGATTAAACCAGTAACAAAAGGAGAAAGGTGGAGTGTAATATCGTGGTTAATGTAATAAAACACGAAATATTTCCAACGGTAGTGTATCAGTTTAATTGTGGTTTTAATGATCTCAATGCACTTGATGTAACACAAATGGATACTTACATTTTAGCAAATGAAAATGAAGATATGGTGAATCAATCTAAAGATGGATTACAGAATCTATCTACATTTAGAAAATTGGTAGATATTGTTCATGAACAGAATGAACAATATCTAAATGATTTAAAATACAAGTTTGATAAAGTAGAAATCACAAGCATGTGGTCAAATCATCTAAAGCCCAATCAATCACATCCACCACATACACATTCTAATAACTTACTCTCTGGAGTATTTTATCTTCATTCTGAATTTCCAGCATCACCAATTCAATTCTTTGATCCTAGAGTTCAAGCAAGTGTCCTCTCTCCAAGAAAAGAATCAAACAAGTATAACTCAAATATGGTTCAGTTCAATTGTTTGCCCTGCACTGGATATATTTTTCCGGCATGGCTACAACATTGGGTTCCTCCAACTCCTGTAGACAGAATTAGTGTATCTTGGAATATTATTGTTAGGGGTGAGTATGGGGAAGTCGGAACTTTCCAAAATGCTAATATCTAAAAAGAGCGAAGTATATCTAAGCTTGTCTGATGTTGAACCATCCGTAGCTGCTGAACTCAATGATTTTTTTACCTTTGAAGTTCCCGGTTTC